GATCAGGTACAGAAGCATGGAAAACTAAAGAGGGTTATATGGCTTTAATGGCTAAGGCATTTACTGTAGTAGAAAAAATGCTTATTCCTTCTGACAATATGGATGAAGATCATGGCACGCAAGTTAACCACGATATGAACGACGATATTTCTATGGATTACACAGAGCCTGAACACATGGTTCAAAACGAAGGCATACAAGATTATAATCATACTTTTGAAGAAGATATTATGGATTTATTAGATGATGGTGTAAGCAAACCTGAAATATTAACTCACTTTAAAAGTATTTTAAAAAATGCTAATCCTCGTATGGAGGAATCTATAGAAAACGAAGATGTAGATCCATTTGGTTCTATAAAAACTGGTATTGATAAAATTACTCAAGGAGATGACGACGATATGGACATGAGCGACGACGATAGATTTAATCAATTGGGCGGAGATAAAATAAAAGCAGGTATCGAAAGCTTAATGGCAGACGGATTCGATTACAGAGAAATCTTACAATTCGTTAAAGATACTATTGCTTCTAAGAGAAATTATTAATATCAAAAAATGTAAGTTATGCAAGTTTTGATAGTGGAAGAGGCGGACGAACAAGCTATTGAATGCGACGAAATAAAACTGGTAGCATTCAGACCAAAAATGAGAGCGCTCTGTTTTGAAGAGGCCGCTCAGTTCGAAGATGCAGAACTTAAGTTAAAAGAACTCGGTGTTACATACGAATTATTATAAGAGTAGGGGCCACAGCCCCTATTTCTATGTTACTAGGAACTTAAACGAATAGATTTGATAGATTTTTCGTATATTTGATTACAATAAAAGTTATGAGATTACAGACATCACCCTACCTCACTAGACAGGAAGAATACAGAGACGACCCTTGGAAAATGCTAATGGTCTGTTTCATGCTAAATCAAACACATCACAGACAAGTAGACGAAGTTAGAGAACACTTCTTTAACAAGTATAATACAGCACAGAGATTAATAGAAGGCAACGACGAAGAGATCATAAAACTTATTAAGCCTTTGGGATTCTACAACAAAAGATTAAAAGCTTGGAAGGAGTTCTCTTATCAGTGGCTAGAACTAGTAGAACAGTATAAAAATCCCATTTACATACCTGCAGATAAATTAATTGGACTTAAAGGAGTTGGTAAGTATGCGTTAGATTCTTGGAGAATATTCCAATGTTTCGATTACGAAGTAGAACCAGAAGATCATGTACTAAACTTCTACGTTGAGTGGGCAAGAGCAGAGAAAGAGAGAGTGCTTAGAGAACAGGGCACCGCAAAACCTATGACTGTTTATTACGCTCACTATAAAAGTTATAGAGAGGACGAACCTAATTGGAACAATCTAAAAGATTATGTTTGCTGTGTTATGGCAAGAACTCAAGACGAAGCAATAGAGAAAACAAAAAGGATTGCATTGAAAAGAGACGGCGCTGTACACATTAAAATTGCAGGTATCGGATTCGGTAGAGAGGAGTGGGTAGACGAAGAGCATTGGTTGGATACAGATCCAGAATACTATCACATACACACGGAAGCCATGTGGAAGAGAATGGAAACAAGAAGAATACTAGAAAATAAATAATATGATTACAGCAAACCAAAAGTGGATTACAACCACACCGTATTACGAAGAATTTTTACGCTATTACCAAATGGCTAAAACACAACAAGAAGAGTGTAACTTAGGAATTATAAAACATGCAGATAGCTCTGTGCCCGATGACTTAATGAAACACGTTGAACTATACGACGTGGTTGAAAGAAAGTACGCCGGATTCTCACAGATAGTTAACGATGTTTTTTATGGTTTTTCCGAAGATCACCCTTACTGGAATAAAATGACTCAAGGTCATATGACAAAACAGAGAGAAACCGTTTCTAAAAATTGGACAGGCAAGCGCAGCGTGTTTGGTTTAAAGGAGTGGATCTATTTGTTCTTGTTTCACAGATTAACAGGTTCTGGTATTAACTACTCGATGAAGCCTTCAGGCTATCACAACACGCTCTTGTTCGAGATGCATCAAGCTGACAATATACCTCAGCTGATAGACATCATAAAAGGAGCCACTAAACCATTCTACACATCGGTAGGCTATCAGTTCCCAAGTTTTCCTAAACCTCAAGGCAATTACAAACGTGGAGGAGATTATTTCCTTTGCGAATTCGTTCCACAACTTGCAGAAGACGTAGCTAGCTTCTTAGAGAATGGCGATAAAAAAGACTTGAGAGAAGTAGGAGACTTTATGTTTAAGTGGAATACAGACAGAGGCCTTAGAGCTTTCAGATTTCAGTACGCTGCATTTATTGCTGACATAGCCGATTGGTTCCCTGAATTCGTTAACCGTGAAAGTCCATTTTATTACGGTACGAATGCAAAGGAGTGCGTTAGCTATTTAGCAAAGAAGTCTACTAAAATGCAAGAAGAAGTATTTTTGGATTCAGTGATGATGAAGATATATGACGACACTGGCAGTTATCCGTACAACGCAGAGGACGTAACGTGCGACTCAATTCGATGGATTGAGAACTACGTAAAACCCGGAGCAGACTACGATCACTTAGATTTCGATCATGTATGGAACAGCAGCAGTATTATAGACCATCCATACGGTCGACAGAAAGCAATGTTAGATCTTGGTCTTGTCCCAAGTTTTAACGGTATTACAGAACACCCTTCCGATGACAAGGTACTTAAATCACTTCTTATAACAGAAGAGCAATACAAGGACAGGGTACAACAACATTATAACAAATAATGGCTTACACAACAAACAAATCTGCAAAGCAGACAAAAAACATCCACATCCAAGGATTAACAGGAGAAAAAATATTTAACAACGTTATGCAAGATATGGGCTACAAAGTCCACATCAATCCAGATCCATACGGATACAACGATCACTTAGTATTTTTTGACAGACAAACACCAACGATTACTCAATTAAAAACGATATCTCCATATCATCAACACAATTGTTGGGCATTGGATGCAGATTCAGGTAAACAAGTAGAACACGCTTTAAAGTGCGAAAAACTTTACATCTTAAGTATTCCTATGGTATGGGAAAACGAATACGATGGTTGGTTATTAGAAGTTGATCTTAACATTCTAAAGACAGAACCAAATTCAATTAGACCTTTACCAAACAGTACTCAGAATTCTTTGATTATTCCAAGATCTGAACGCTACGTTAGAAAGATATACAAATTGAATAAAACAGAAGAAGACATCATTTTAAAGTATGCAGTATCAGATTATGCAAAGAAGACTTCTACTTATGTTAAGAAAAAACCTACAAAAAAAATAGCAAAATAATGAGTGAAATTTTATTTCCAAACACTTGCGAAGTAGAATTTAAAGGCAAAAAACCAAAGGACTCTTGGATGCGAGATTGGTCGTTAGATCAGCGTATCGAAAAGTTCTTTGAGTTCTGCCAAAAATTCGATAACAGAAAAGACTCTCTATTAAAATCAGAGTATCAAATCTTTTCTCATCGCTTGCATTGGCACGAGCATCCTTACTGTTACTACATGAGGGACAATGTTACAGACAACGAACTAAGAATGTTTTATACTTTAGTGTTTAGTTTTAGTAACGAACATTGGGGCACATTCATGAAATTGGCGAAAGAAGGTATTGATTCTACTAAGGACCACTTCGTTAACAATCGACACGCAAGAAACGATCTATTCCAAATCTATTATCCAAAAGGTACAGACGTTAAACATTGGTTGCTACACGGCCCTAGAATCGCTGGTCAGGAATTGGCCTACGTTTTACAGGACGTTGAAGATGGTAAACGTGGAAAGTACACAATGATGGAGTTTGCAAAGATTCTTGAGAAATACTTTAAAGAGCATCAAAACTTTAGAAGTCCTTTGTACCCATGTAAGAACACTGCAAGATATATCGCAATGAGTTATCCACACTTGGTAGATCCCGAGTCTATTCTATTCGGTGGAACTGGACACTTCGATGGATTGCACCAGATATTCGGTGGTCAGAATCTAAACGGTAAAGTTAAGTACACTATTAACGAAGCTGGAGCATTCATTCCTGAGAACAAACAGGCAGAACAATGGTTATATCAGATGGATCTGTTAGTGAATCACCCTTCTAATCCCATGACTTCTCAGAAGTATCTGAACATTGAAGACAAGACCTGTTTCTTTTGGAAGCACATCGCAATCTCTCATGGTGAAAAGAAACCGACCAAGAACATTCCTTACACTTGGATCTTTCCGGACACATTCAGTCTGGCTCTGACAGATCAAGAAGAGTTTATGAATGGAATTGAACACAGAGGTTTAATGTATTAGGACCATATAGTTAGTAAATAAGAAAGGGAGCTCATTTGGGCTCCCTTTTATTTTGTCTTAATATTCTATCGTAATTCTTATTCCTCTTCGGCCTCGAGCTCGGGTGTGATGGGATTGACGTCCCTGCGGTACCATTTGCCGGCTATATTCTCGTTATAGCTTTCCACCTCTAAAACTCTTAAGGTCATTTGATAATAGGTCTCCCAATAGCTCATCTGTTTCTTGGTGGTGCATAACCTTAATATCTCTCTAGTGAATATATCTTTACCAAACAGTTTAATATCGTCTATGATCAACTTACTAGATCCGTAGTAGTCGGCCCAATTGCTCTCTTTGATCTCCTTTCTTTTCTTTGGGATACGTCCTGGTTTTACCCACTCTGAAATTTCCTTCTTTGTTAGGGTCTTTGTTAGAACGTTTCTAAGGATTTTTTTGCCGACGTAAAATTTGCCGGTCTTATTGTTTGTGACTTTGTAAACGAATCCAACTACGTTCTCTGGAAAATCAGAAAGCTGAGTAAGCGGTTTTACAAAATTAACGGGATCGTGATTACCATCGTACGTAAACCAATTTGACATAGACTGTTTTCTAATAAATATCTTAGCTATCCCA